ACCGCGGCGGTCAAAATTATCTAAGAGTGTTGTGTATGATATTATGGCAAATGATTTTGGACCAGCAACAACTGCACCTGCAAGATTGAGACCATTTAAGGTGAATGATACCAAAGTTTCACCCATCTTGCTGGGGTTAAAGAAAATGGTTAAAGTAAGTCCTATGGTTCCAAATAGTTATTGTGATGAAATAGTTACACATATGACAGAAACTATAAAATCCTGGAGATCACCGTATTACCCACGATTATTAACAGATGATGAAGTGGTAAATGGTTTTGGGTTACTAAATCCCGTCGAGATGGCAACGTCCGCAGGTTATCCTTATGTTTTTCTTGATAATACTGCTGGTAAACATCCTTTCTTTGAAGTGGTGTGTGAAGCTCCAAGAAAGTATGTAATGGGAAAGTTTTTAAAATCACATTATGATTTACGAATTGCTATGGCGAAAAAAGGTTTAATTAAACAAACGTACTTTATTGATACATTGAAGGACGAAACTCGACCACTAGCCAAAGTAGAAGCTGGTAAAACGCGTGTTTTTCAATTGGGACCCGTAGATTTAAATTTGGTTATGAGAAAATACTTTGGTATGTTTGTATGTCATATGCAAGCAACATACCTTGAAGGGGAATCGGCAGTTGGGATAAACGCAAATTCTGCGGATTGGACTCATATGATTAAAAAACAAATTGAAATAGCTGAACCAGCCGACCTTGGAATGTTAAATGGTGATGGTGAAAATTTTGATGCTAGTGCAGGACAACCTATGGGAATGTGGAGCGTTAAAGCAATTAATGACTGGTATGATGATGATGATGAAAACCAATTAATTCGACGAGTGTTGTTTGCAACTTTTTTAAATTCTTTACATATTTATGGCGATGTAGTTTATATGTCTATTCAAGGTAACAAGAGTGGAATTTTTCTTACAACCATATTTAACAACTTAACTGGGATGTTTGCTATACGATTGTCGATGAAGCGTGCGGGATATGAATTACATCTATTTTCAGCTCACGTGCGACCAAAATTTTTTGGTGACGATGATAACACCGCAGTTAATAAGCGCGTGTTACCTAAATTGACATGTAAACACCATAAAGAAACAATGGCTATGCTAGGCATAGTTTACACATCAGCTACAAAAGGTGAGATAATAGACACTTGGTATACTATACAGGAAGTTTCTTTTTTGAAGAGAAAATTTTTCTGGGATAATACTTTGCGGCTGTATCTCCCTCGATTGGATCACGATGTGATTTATGAAATAGCTCGTTGGAGTGAATCGGATCCTGACAATATGGTGGATCAGTTAAATCGTTTTAACAGCTCTCTTTTAGAAATTTCTAATTATGGAAAACAGGAGTATACCCTTTTACGTAATAAATATGCAGAATATTGTGTTTTACTTAAAAACCAAGGGTATGTAATAAAACCGCAAGATTTGTTCTCATTTGCTTATTGTGAACAAATTAAATTTAATTTGTTAGAAGCTGACTTTAGGTTAGTTTCTAGCAAATCATAAGCAAAATCTTTCCCTTTAAAAACAATTTGATCGTAGTTAGTTAGTTATATCCTGTAATTAGTTAGTTAATGCAAATTGTAGTTAGGGCGTGTAAGACGTACTTTAAGGAAATTGTTAGATTAATAGTTCTTAACTCTAACTCTTATCAACGAACTGCACAAGCACAAACGCATGAAGGAAATATTAGAAGCACAACTAAACAAATAGTGCGTAAACCAAAAGCACAATCTGAAGTAGAAGATGAATTTGATTTTTATTTAGCTATGATGGACTATCTTAAACAAATGGAACCGTGTATACGCGGAGTAGCTAGAGCTGTATCTAGAGCGATAGTTAAACATACAGTTAACAACCAGTATTTACTCGATTTATTATCACGAGCACAATCACTCATTTTAATTTTCTCGGATTGTAAAAAGATTATCCATCCTGTAGCTCAGTCTGAGATCGAAACTGGTCAAATGCTACCAAACGAATCTGCTGCTATTAATGATCCATCTTTAGCTGAGGTCAACGTAATTCAAAGAGATGTTACAACTCAGTTAGACGAAGCAAGACCTCATCAACCGCCAACTTCTATATCTGCTATTCCGCGATTCTTAAATAGTAATATGTTGAGTACACATGATGAATTTTTTGAACGGCCTATAGTTGTGGATAATAAAGAATGGACTAGCACTCAAACGATTTGGAGTGATTTTGGTTCTTGGGAATTTCCAAAAGCTTTATTTAAGAGTCCATTGGTTAATAAAATGGCTCTTATTCAGTTTTTTCGACCTGATATTGAAGTTGAGATTGTGTGTAACAGCACAAAGTTTCACTATGGTCGGTTAGTCTTTTGTGTACAAACTTTAAGGACGACCGATTCCAATGATGCTTACTTAAAAGCTGCTAACGCTTTTACATGGCCAGAATGGTATCAGTTGAGTGCTGGTATCAATCAAGGAATCAAATTTACTATACCCTATCGTCATGTGTATAATCAACTATCTATCAATAAAATTGCTTCAGCTGGAGTTGGAAATATGGTTACAGTTCAATCATATGTGTCAGCTCCTCTGCAAATGGCTTCATTAGCAGGTTCGGGTGCGACAGTTGGTCCTGCGGAAATTACTATCTTAGCTAGATTTAAGAAACCGCGATTCGCTGGATACTCGATCAATGTCCCAACTGCTCAGTCTGCTGAAGCTGTGTTATTGAGTGAGAGAGGAGTTCAAGTAGCGTCTAAAGCTGCCCAGGGTTTTACACGCGGTGTTGGAAATGCTATTATTGGTACTGGACAAGCTATTAAGGATTCAGCTCAATATTTATTTCCTGCTGGATGTTCTATTCCGCCTAATGTTGGTGTAAC